AGTGGCGTTATAAAACCTTTTATCTCGGACCACGTCCGGGACCACTACATATTAAAAGAAATCACAGTCTATGGACACCTCAAGAACGTCATTATAATCAACAGGAACTATTGTATTCTCTTGATAAGACTTGTCTACAATATTTTTTTTTTGAAGCGTTTCCCAGGTCGGAAACCCACTAGTTAATTCCTGTGCCGTCACACCCGCTTGACGTAATTTTTTAATTTCATCATGACCCAATCTATTAAGCAATCTATGTTGCAACTCATCTACTGACTCCATACCAAAAATCAATTCTTCATACAATAAACGGAGACGATCATAAGCATCTCTATTGGAACCATAAGTGCCATATGCTTGCCCTAACACAGACATAACAACATCGAGAGCATCTCTTGGTCGGGTTTCACGTGCCCATATTGCTCTTATAATATATTCACGAGTCTCTCGAAAAGGTAGAAAATCGGGCTGACCCTCAGAAGTATTCTCATTTTCTATAAATTGGTATTTCAGCTTAGTAGCTCCAAGTTGATATATGTATCCGTTTTTTTGTCTAGAACAAAAACAAATACCATCCTTTAAATCTCTTATCTCTACATCAAAATGATCCAACATAAACTTAGCAAATAAAGAACCGGAAAAAAAAAACAGACTCATCTCCTTCACCCTTATTGTATAAATGGTCATCCCCATACACAACTAAATAAAGTTGTTGAAGCATATACTCTTCAAGACTTTCCTGTAAGTGAACCGGAGCAGTCATTACTTGATAAACCATAAACAAACAAAAATACAATGCCATAATCCAGGAATCCATATGAGAAGTATTAAAAGCACCAGATGGGACTCCTCCATGAATAATAGCCCACAAATCCCCAAACAAGTGCGTTATCCGGTCCAACATATTCTTTAACAAAAACTTAACAATTCTTTCAAAAACAGGATAATCTAAGGAATTCTTATCATAATGAACACCCATAGTAGAGAAATATAAATTGACGAACAATTCACGAACTGACTGGTCAAACCCTTTAGCATCTCCTTCAACTATTATTTTTTTCCAACAATTTCTTTTTGAAATATTCAAAGCACGAGCAATAGAATCAGCTCCTCCTCTGGCCCACTTGTGCCCAACCCTAATTACTCTACCCCTCTCACGAAGATGACGAGCCAAGGAAACCATTCTTTCTAAATCAACATATATTGAGCAAGGAATATTAAAAAGACGAAGCTTATCAATCCAAGCTTCCCACACAGAGTCAGACATTTGCTTATCAAAACCAGAAAAATTTTCAACCTTTCCTGGCAACGACCATTCAACAGCTGGATCAACCCCTTTATCAATCATTTCTAAAATACCAAGTATATCTTGCTCATAAAAATCTATTTTCTTTCCTTTCATTGACACTTTAACATCAAATGTTGCAGGGATATGCTTTTCATAAGGAGCAAAATTTATGCCACTGGAAGACCCGAGATATACATCTTGCAATGGACGAAATGATAGGTTAAAAGGAATTTTTTTTTCCAAATCTACCTGAAGAATGCGATATAAATGATCGAGACTTTCTGATAAATACTTCAACGGTTCCCTAGGACGATCCTTAATATCTCTTTTTGCAACAGACAACACTGCTCTAGCATATTTATGTGGATAAAGATTCGCTGTAGCAGCGATCACATGAGGCCTTCCATTTGTACGACCACAAGATTGGTGATATGATGATAAAACTCTGAGACAAAGAAATGCAAGAGACGGCATATCATATCCTAGTTCTGGAATATCACCCAAGGCACCATATCTTTTTTCATCTTCCTTAGTAAAAGGAGCAACAACTACTGGAGTATTTCTCCACACATAAGATTCACAATCCTTCCATGACAAATGCATTCCGGGAACTAATCGGTGAAAATATCT